AAAAAAAACAAAAACGAAAGGAGAAAAAAACAATGGGAAAACTGGAAAAGGAAAAGGTAAAAAAGGACAAGGCCAAGATTGAAGAGAAAAACGAGAAAGTCTCTAAAAAGGCCAAAACTGAATACAATATCGAAGACCTGGCTAAAGATATGAATGCCATGCTGAAGGCAATTGTAGACCGTCTAGAAAGTATAGAGGAAAAGCTAGACAGTCTCACAGAAAAAGCAGAAGAAATACATGACGATTTAATCGACACATACAACGAAATCGTTGACAGCGAAGACGATTGAAGGAAAAGTAAAAGTCCTTCATGGAATGCAGGAAAGACAATATCAATAATTATCCTAGTCCTAGCAACCTTAGCAGTCCTGGAGAGAGTCACTAACAAGTGACTCTCTCTTTTTTATTTTCCTAGTCTATGGTCAGCTTCCATTTGAACAATAGAACCTCACATACCTATCAACCACGTATCCCCAGTAATACATCCCTTAAAACCTTAGCCACAAGCCTAAAGAAACTCATAAATGAACCACAGGTAATAATTGCCAGCCCCTTTATCCCACGTGCCCGTAGCGTATTATCGAACCTCGGGCCCTAGAGCCCGAGCCATCAAAGCATATTATCGAACCGTATACCCTGATACCGAGCCCGTGGCCACAAAATCAGTAGCATAGAACCCCACAGGAAGGAATTTTTAGATTTGGACGGGCCCCTTGGGCTCGAAATACCTTAAAAATACATAAAAAATGCCTTACAAACTCCTTAAAAAGTATGAAAATGTACCGCCATCTTAAAAAACGTGGATTCCTTGATTTTCAAGGCGTTAGCCCCCGTATTTTTTAGGCCATTAATTTTTTATAGATTTTTGGGCTCCTGGGCCCGTAGCATTTTATCGAAAACCACAGTCAAAAAAGTGGGCAAACCAGGCCATTTTTTACCGAATTTCTCGCCATTTAAGTTTCCTCGGACGCCTACAGAATCAAGGCGTTAACCACCGTATTTTTTAGGCCATTTTTTTAATGGGCTGGCGCGCGGAAAATAAAAATGCCTGTGCCACAATATTTTTGTGGACGCATTCAGCGTCCAAAAAATATGGCGCAGGCATTTTTTAAGGGGGCCATTTTCTTCACAAATCACCTACAGAAAGCTACAGCAAGCTGGAGAGAGAAAAACGGAAGGGTTTATACCATATCTTTTGTGGACGATTTTATTTAAGCTAAATTCAACTTTTTTGGCCGAATTTGAGACATCCCAAAAAAATAAAGATGGCGGTACATTTTTGGAGTTTTGAGCCCAAAATCATGGAGTTTTAATCCCAGTCTGTGGAAAATAAGGCCATTTGATTTTTACGCCATTTTATGATATAATAAAAATGGATAAAAATTACAAAGGAGGTCTAAAATATGGACGAAACCCTAGCTAGGATGGTAGCGAGTGAGTATGAGAGGATCGGTAACTTTTCCGTGACCAAGTATAAGGAGAGGAATTATATATGGAAGGAGTTGTTTATCTGGGGAAGGAAGGCTGAATCATTGGCACTTAGGGATGTACTTGGGTTCGGAAGGGTGAGTTACAAAAAGGGTAGTATAAGGGGAGGATACAGATGGTCATGTAATAGCAAGAATGATATATTGAGGTTCATAAAGATTGTCCTTCCTTATTTAAATAATGAGGAGAAGGCCAAGGGGTTGAGGCTGTTGAGGAGCCTGTGTATAAATATCAGGGGAAGGGGAAAACGATGGACTGAGAACGAGGCTCGAATTATTGAGAGAATCATAAGTGACATTAAGGAAATGAAAAGGAAAATTCCTAGTAATGACTAGGAAAATTCCTTCTTGACAAATATAATCCGAATGATGTATAATGTACGTGAAGGAAAATTCTGCCTGGCGAGAAGGAGGCTCGCAAGATTCCTTCCATTATAAAATACGCGTAAAGGGGGAGCTAAAATGGTAAAAGGAATGAATGATCCCGTAGTGAAAAGTTGTTCAGGTGTAACGGCGGAAGGTTAGGGTTTTTACCCTGCCTTCCTTTCTCAAAATTAAATTATGAAAGGGGGTTTGGCAATGCGTAGGAGGAGGAAATCAGATTTTTGGTTCTATCGGATTGATGACCTCGAGTTGGTCTATATCGACGCAACGGAATATGGTGGCGTGAAAGGATGGAATCTTGTGGATCCTACTATCCTTGCCCTTGTTATGTCTAAGTGGCCGATTGTTGACAAAGTATGTTTGTATTAGGAGGCTGGGCTTCGTGTCCAAGTTTAAGAAGATTGCTCTGACTGAAGACAATATCAGAACTTGGATTAATGAAATGTCGAAGGGCGGCGATATCAACCAGCCCAACCCGAAATTTGAATTGCTGGTCAAAAATCGCCTGAGTAAGTTGGAATTAAAATTCGGTTGGGAGCGAGACGAGTACGTTACGGCGTTCGGAAAGTCCTGGCAGATTCTAATGTGGAAGGAGGTTGTTGGAAGACTTCGCAAACGCCGACTGTTAGTCGTAGCCGTACAGAACAGCCAGGGATACTATAAGTTTGAATACAAAAAGATAAGGGTGAAGAATTTCCTTCAGTGGATGAATGAGCACGGTCGTTCTGTATGCCCGAAGTGTAAAAAATTCGTACAGCTTAAATGGTTACAGGAATATGGGCTATGTACAGACTGTTGGATTAAGGAAAAGGTTAATAAATGCCAAGTCTGTGGTGAAGTCAAACCTAATACAATGAAACCTTGGGACATTGAAATGTGCAAACACTTAAGACTTGATTCGTTGTTGCCTCTCTGTGAACACTGTAAGTGTCGGGCATACGAGAAGTTTCACGAAATACGCAGGAACATGAAGAGAATGAATGAGGACCTGTGGGTCCGAAGTGAAGGGGGTAGATATAAACTAAAAATATGGGCTAGGCCGATAGAGGGTAATGAGGAAGTATTTGTTTACGCATTCTCTGAGAAGCCCACAAAGAAGGAGATCAGGAATTTGATGCGTCCGTTGCTTGGATACGTTGAAGTGAAATTCAGTATTACAGACCTGGGACTATTGAATTAAAGGGGGTTTGTTAATGAAGGGTAGTATATTGATTATCCTTGTGATTTTCATTTTAATTCAGGTTCTTTTGGGTTTCGCAGACAAACAGGTAGCTCAGATACAGTCGGAACTTGAGAAGATGAAGCAGGAGATTCAGGCAATCAAAGACAATCAATCACTAATCGAGAGGAATTTACAACTCAATGATAAAGAAGTCAAACGACTGTCATCTGAGACCGATGTTCTGTGGAGAATATCCCAAGATATTGACCAAAGACTTATATCCGCGGGGATTACAAATACGTTTATGGATGATGATGAGCTGTAGTGGGATTTAGCAGGTAGTATTAGTACAAGGCCATTTCCTTCTATAAAAATTAAATATTGACAATTAAATCCGCGTATAGTATAATAATGGCAAAGGCAAATTGCCAAAAATAAAAAGGGAGGTAATTTATTATGTCTATGTCAGGTAAGTATTGGGAGAACGAGAAGCCCAAAGAATTCAAACTCGGTATTAACGTATTCAAACACTATGAGGAAGCCGGTAAGCTCCAGGTCTTTCGTCACAGGGAAGGAACAAGATTCGGAGTAACCAAGGGGTGCACTATTGACCTTGGCGAAATGAGCGACGATGAATTAATTGAATTGGCTGAGATTATAAGCGAGGTTATGAAGTCCGAGATCGATAAGCGTGGGACTACTACCGGTAAAAAGGCTAAGGTCAAGAAGGACAATGGGGATACCAAGTCAGCGAAGTACAGTGACAAGAAGCAGAAGGAGAATAAGAAGAAGATTAGGAGGCCGGCGTAGTGGAAACCCCTACGCCCTTTTCTTAAGTAAGGGGGTATAAGATTATGTCTAAATTATCGTGCCAAAAAGTAAATATGTTTCGTGATGTTGCTTACGACTTCTTCATTAATCCTACTGAGTGGAAGATATTTAAGAATATGTGTTTTAGGTTAGATCGCGCGTCTATTCTTTACAATTACACCACCTTTGTTCCAGAACTTAAGCAATACTTAGATGTAATCGGTTGCGTCGAGCATACAGGTCCGCTGGATTTATGGGCATACTATTGCACTGATTACAAACACAACAGCAATTACCTTAGAATACAAGAGGTTATTTTGGGCGGATACCTGCTTGACCTAAAAACTTTTGGCTATATTTCTTTTTCTGAGGTGGAGAATAATCTCATAACCAGAATAAAAGAGGCATTTATCGAAGAAGAGAAGAAACGGGGATTTAGAATAAAAGGGGAGGGTGAATGGTAATTAAATGCTGACAGAATAAAGAAGTAGTGGTGATTAACAATGACTAAAGGCCGAAACCATGTTAATGTGAAGCGAAATATGTATGGTAATGCATATTTCAGAAGGAGTGTGGTAGAATACGAACGCCTTAATAAAAGGGAGCCAGTAATAGTCTATCATATTGATTCACCTAACTTCATAATATTTGTACCAAAACAAAGAGGGAGGAAAAAGTGATGAAGGGGAATGTTCAATTGAGAATCGAAAGACTTCGTTATAATAACAATGAAGTAATGATAACGGGTATTACTGAGGAGCAATGGGATAGGTTTAAAAGAATAGTATTTTATGGAGATGATGCGGGTGTAATAAAACTTCTTCCACCGGTATATGACAAAGAGGATATGTGTACCATTGAATTAATCACTTGCACCGAAGCCGATAGCCCCCTTAATATTTGGGCTGGATATGTTTCCTATCAGTGTAACCAGAGGCATATCGAAAACCATATGATAATAAATAGATCAGTTCTGGAAGAATGGGTAGTTAGTGAAGACGGTCTAATACAGTTTACTCATACTCTTCCATTGAACGCAGAATTTGGAAAATTTGACCGGGACCTATTAAAGAAAATTAAACAGGCATGGGATGAGTTTATTTGTCCTGTAGAGAATGTTCCAGACTGTTAACCAAATAAAGGAGGTCATATAAAATGATAAAAGAACACAAAAATTGCTATAGCTGTGGGTGGAGTAAATACGAGAGAATAAATAGACCTGACGGTTCATGGTTTCAATATTATTGTTACCATCAGAAAAAGGTGACACCCGAATTAATAGAAGACCAGTATCAAAATACTTGCCGGTTATGGGAGAGGAGGGACGTAGAGGAACTCATTACGCAGACCCTTAAGAACATGGAATGGATAATGGATTTCTGTATCGCCAAGCTGTCACAGAAGCCCTATAAGCAGGACAGCACTCCTATGCCTTGGGTTCACGGTGGGGATGACAGTACGTTTGACTATATTCCGAATGGCATTGATACAATGCTGTGGATCATTAAAGCCTTTGGGACGGTATTCAATTATGAAGATGAATACGAAGATGTGTTTCGTGTATGTCTTCCCCCACAGCAGGACTGCTCACCAGGTGGATCATTCCGTGATAAATTTCTTAAGTTGGCTACACTGTTGGGATATACTAAAGACGAACTCATTAACGATGCCGGTTATTATGAATTTGAGGCTGATGAGGAAACTGAACTCCTCGATTGGGATATAATTAAGTATAGAATCAAAGAAGCCACGATTGACTGTATGGATGATGGTGTTCCATTTAAGAGCATCTACGTTGGATCTATTCTTAATCTAACACCTTCCGGCAAATACTACACGCCCTGGGCTAATTCTAATGTTACTGAGAGGGAAGCTGATATTGACCGGGCATGGTGGGAAAGATTAGAACAAGAAGCGGAGAAGCACGGGCTGTTTATATTCTGTGGTGAGGGTGATCCAACAGATATATTTGTCGGAATGGTAGTGGAGAAGGAGGGAGATCCTGACCACCTACCGGATGAGTGTATCAAGTGTGAGGAGGTATAGTTTGGTTAAAAAGAACTCACTAAAAAGGAGGGTATTCAAATCAGTTTTATGGAATAAACAAAAAGGTATTTGCCCATACTGTGGACAAAGAATGTCATGGAAAAGGAGGTCAAAAAGATTCGCCACCTTCGACCACATAATACCAAAAAGTAAAGGAGGGCAGTGGACTGAAGACAATCTGGTTTTATGTTGTAGAATCTGTAACGAACAAAAGGGAAATAGGGTGGTGATTAAATGGAGAGAGTCGAAGTTACCGGACCACATAGGGAAGGTAAACACAAATATTACTACGCAGAATTTAGGGGAAAAGTAGTCCTTAAGGGAAAGGACGAAGATGCCGTTAGGGATTATGCCCAACAGAACAACAAAAGACTAAAGAAGAAGGAAAAGAAAAGCCGGGGTTAACCTCCCGGCTTTCTTTTTTCTTCCAACCTATCGGTTACTATCCTACCCGTCTTGATCTCCACCCTGAGCAAAGGATTCTTGAAGCAACTCTCCATGTCCCTCTCCTTCATTCCCACCCCTGTCACGTAAGGCTTCTTCACCCTCAATGGTATTGTATTCTTCACTTAATTCACCTACTCCAATTAGTTTCGCTAGTGTATCGGATTGAAGTGGGAAGCCAGCTGAATCATGATGACCCCCACCACCGAATTCTTTGGCTAAGGCCGACAAATCAACCATACCTCTTCCTCTAAGTGAGCAGACCCTCTCACGAATGTCTATCATTAAGACATAGGCTATATCCTCAGGAGAGATATTAAGCAATTCATGTCCTACCTCTGAAACGTACCTGTCAGCAAATACCTGACAGAATTTATTGCCGTACCTATCAGTAAGTACCTGAGCAAGTTGAATGGATCTAGCTATATATTTACTCCTGTGGTATTCATCAGTTTGAAGCATGAGTTTATCGGTTGGAGTGAGATCTACTGAACTGTTTGACATAAAGCGGTAGATAAATGCATCTCTACCCATAGCACTTAGTAGTCTGTTCAGTTGTTTAGCTTGCTCCCACTTAGGATGATTCTGTTGCCATCTGTCGTAAGTATCTGCCAGCTCAACCAAAGGCCACAGGTCAGTTAGGTAGAATCGTGATGCAAGCATTTCATATACTAAAAGACATCCTGATTTATTCATATCAACCTTAACCCAAGGAAATCGAGTTAGTGGTAGAGCAGTTTTGTGATGGTCAAGTAAACCAACGCTTCCCCTTTGATTGAGAAATTCAGCAACATCCTCACTAACTGAAATATCAGAAATGAGTATGCTGACATCCTCAGGAAATTCAGGTACTACTTCAAGGATCGCTTCGTTTATTTCCCTGCAATCGACTGTCTCTTTGTAGTTAGTGAAGAAGATATAAGAGTTTGGATATATTCTCTTGAATACGATTCCACAAACTATTCCATCTAGATCACCGTGCGTAAATAAAGCCTTCTTCCTAGATGTAATAGACCTTACCTGTTTGGCCCTAGATTCTCTGCCCATCAAGAAAACCTCCTATTTTTTAGTTTGAAGTGTTGCAGTCTTTGTTCCTTCCTGTTTTGGTTTATTGAGAATGTAGGTGTCAACGTATTCGTTGATAACAATATCCACAGTACCATGAGCAAATCTTTTCACTGTGTCAGAATCATTAACTAGCATTTCATTGGTTACTCCAATAACCCTCTTGCAGTAGCTTTCACTTTCTTTGCTACCCCTTTTGAATACGCTTACCACGATAAGAACTTCATGTTGATTGTTAGACATTTTAATCCCCCTCTTCAAATTCTTCTTCTTGTTTTTGGCTGTTAATCCTTAAGGCAAATATAGTTGATTTACCTCTTCCCTTTCCACCTCCTATCTTTTCAATGATACCCTTTTTCTCGGCCTTCTCTAAGATGTTCCTTAACGTCCTTCTTGGCCAGTCCGTATATTTAAGAATTTCCCTCTCGGACAGTCCCCCTGTACCACGAAGGACATTAATTAAGCCCTCTATAGTTACCATACTGGAGTCAGTTACTTCAGGTTCATATTTTAATATTCCTGGATCACCCATGTTGAATTTAATATCAATGTTATGTGGTTTAGGAAAGGAACGAAATTCTCTTTCAACGTGTATGCTGTGTTCAATTTCATTCTTAACCGAACAATACAATGCTGATTCCACCCAGGCATGTAGTGTTGCAGAACCCAACATTCTCTGTCCACCGCGAGTTGAAGTACCGCCTTTATTCCAGTGATGTACTACCATTATACCTGTATTGTAAGCATATCTTAATTGGAGTAGCCAATTAAGTATTGGCCTTAAATCTTTTTCACTACTTACATCGGCATTACCCAACATAAGGTATAGAGGATCGAATATAGTAAGTACAGGTTTATATCTTTTGATTTCCTCTTGAATTAATTCTCTATGCTCTTCGTTGGTCATATTGAAGCCGTATTGATTTAACATACGAATCGGTAATATAGGTGGAAATGTTATTTTCATCCTATTACCCCTATCAAATTTAACATCACCCTCTAGTAATCCCTTACTGTTGGCTATTTTTAGTAACCTATCCTTAACTAGGTAAGGATGGTTTTCTTCTTGAATGATTAAGACATTACCCTGATTAACAACTCTAAACCTTCCCAATAGATCTTTACCGGATGCTACTGATACAGCTATATCTGTGGTTAGAATTGATTTGTAGGTTTTTGGTTCACCGGCTACTATACCATGACCTTTATCTTGCCATATACTCTCTATAAGCCATTCAGGTTTTTCTACTTCTTTGCTAATTATTTTATCATAATCCTCAAAAAGGCAGATACGACTTACTCCATTAGGGCCTAGTCCTACTGCTAGATCTCTACCTAATGATTTAACTTTATCTTTGGCTTTGTAGACTTCGTTTTCTATCTGTTCATCTTCGTTTCGCCGTCCTTTAAATTTATTCCAGGGGGATAATTTAACTAAGGTGATGATGTCCTTTGTTCGTACCCCAGATTCAGCTAATAGGCATTCTAGCTCCCACAGTCTGTCTGATCTCTCACCGACGGATACTTCTTCATCAGGAGTAAAGAACAATTCATATACTCGCTTGTTAAGGTTCTTGCTGTATCTACTGAGTATTGACATAACATCTTCGTTTATTGGTTCATCTACGTTATCATCATTATTAGAGTGATTAGTTAGATTCTTCTTGATTGTCTTGGGTGAATAAATATTTCCGTCATCCCACAATAATCTTCCATTTGGCCCATCTTTATATTTCCAGTTTCTTAACCCAGGTATTCTTAAGACTTGAGTTAAATCCCACCCACCTTTATCGGCTCCTATACTGTACGTCAAGTCTTTATTGATACCCTCGGCTTCTTTTGCTGGAATGGACTTTTTTAGGAGCCACAGACACTGATACCTGCCTGGGGATGATTCCCACGCAATGGTAGGACGTAATTCAATCTCCGCTGGGTGAACCTTGTCTAAATCAGCCCAAAGAACATTGATTTTTGATTCAACATTTTCCTTAACCCTTTTAGGTTCCCTAAATACCGTTGGACACCAGTATATAGAGAAACGATTCTCAATACAATGTTCTATGAAATTCATTATATTTTGTCTCTCGTCCGGCCAGCGGAAACCCTTTTCCTTCCATTTACCAGTCGTGTGGTTCTTGGCAGGAACGAATACCCAACCTTCCCTATGGCCCCAAATAGAGAATATGATTTTAATCCCCTTTTTGGAAATCACCACAGGTTAGTCAGCTCCCTTCACCGGCCACTTCTTGGGTAGTGATTTAGATTTTATAAGTAACATCCAGCCCTTTTTAGTCACCCCCTTCAGCTTGCCGGTTCGGATGGCGTATCTTACTTGGTGTTCTTTGATACCAAACTTCTCAGCGACCTCTTTTACCGTTAAGAGATTCGACACTTACAACCCTCCTTTATCAGTTTTAAAATTTGACAAATTTTACCTACATTCATTAATTATATAGCATTCGACAGCATTCGACAAGATATTTCGCTAAAATTTAATAATTGTAAAGGCAAAAAGGCCAGTATTTTCAACAAAAATTTTACCTTTGTCGTATTTTGACTTGAAAAGTCAATCCAAGTATTATATAATTGAAATGTGTCAAAATTTTGCAAAATTTTGGCAAGGGTTTCCAGGAAAATCTGTAAAAGTAAAATTAAAAGGAGGATTTTAAAAGGGTGAAAACAAGCATGAAAACACTTAAAATCGGAGATGTTTCTGATTCAACAGTAGATCTAAGATTTAGAGAGTCAGACGGGGAGGAAAGATACATTCAGTTTAATAATTTTATTCTCATTGGTATTACTAATGATCCTCTTGAAGAAAGAAAAATGATGGTTGTTGGAAATTGTTATCCTTTCGATTTGATTAAATCCTTTTATGCACTTAGGAGTTCTATAGAGGATATAATTAACAATAATAGTCGTGATGTTGCTTTACATCTATTAAACTTAATATTATTAGAAGAATTAAGAGAACAATTGGAGGATTGATTAGTCTATGTGGGCAGTGGTTCTATACAATAGTCGGCATAAACATATTGAGAAGTTTCATCGCCTTAAAGGCGATCCTAATAAAGGTATATTTGGAGCCGAAGATTATATGGAGAGAATGCAGAAACTTTTTGAACACCGTACCGACATTGTTATAGAACTAATCAGCCTTACCAAAGCATTTCCTCCAGATGAGAATCAGAAAAAAAGAAAAGGCTTATGGTGGTGTCCATACTGCGGAAAATACAGGAAATTCAAACATAATAGTAATCTAAATCTAAAAATATGTCCTATCTGTGGAATAGGTGAGCGGGATTTCTACGTAAGAAGCTATAATAATTTGTGGCATAAAGGAAAGTGATAATTAAAATTTAATGGAGGAGGCGTAAGATATGCCTAAAGAGGAGTGTGATTATGTAATGGATTTACTCCAATTAGCCGGTTGGAAACAAGTGCCTTGTAGTTGTTGTTGTGGAGGTGATACTGCATGGTTAAAACCAAGACAGTCCGGTGCTTACGAAATGGTAGGTTGTGTATGTCACTGTACACCAAGCTTTGATGAGGCATTGCATGCTGTCCGCACCCAGCTTGCCGAGGCGCATGGGCAGGTTGGGTTGTTGAGGGAGACTGCTGAGCGCGCTTTAAAGTATATTGAGAAGCGCCTTTCGCCATACGAGCAAACCGAAGCTGAAGATATATGTATTGATTTAAGTTGCGCCATGCAAGCCACACATACCGGGGAACGGTATTTGGATAGTAAGGCTGTTAATAGACTGTATGACTTGGTTGATGAAGCTGTCATTCAAATCGTCCGAGCCGCAAAAGTTATTGAGAGAGCTTTAGAACAAACCACCCAGGTCGGGGAACGGTGGAAAGCGATAAGCAGGGTGGTGGAGGCGGCGAGGAAGTTAAGCGCAGTTTGGGATGATAATGAACTAATAATGTTCGCCAGACAAAGCGAAAGCGCAAGGAACAGACTAGAGTTGAGGCAAGCCCTGGCCGCTCTGGAGGGGAGTGATAAAAATGACGTGTAAGCGTTGTTTGGAGCTGGAATGGCAGGTGGGGGTGCTGATAACATTGCTTAAAAATATAAGTGAATTCGCCATTTGCTGCCCTGTTTGTGGGGATGATTTCTATAATCATACGTCTGATTGGTGCGATTTCAAAAAAGCCCTTTCCCAAACCGCCCGAACCGGGGAACAATGGAAGGTAATGCAAAGGATTGTGGAGGCGGCGAAGCGCAAACGCGACCTCGAAATAGAGCGCATGGAAGTCATCCGGAAACTTGCCAATCACGAAATTACGAAAGAATTTTGGGTGGAACACACCAGTAAGTACGAAAGGGAGCTTGAAAAGGCCGAGGCGGAACTGGATAAAGTCCTAGCAACTCTGGAAGGAAGTGAAAAGATTGAATCTAACAAGAGATAGTTTACTTGCAGCCTTGGCTGAATCTGATAATTGCGATACATGTGAATATCATTCCGTTGATACCTCCGGCTATTTTTATGTCCATAGTTGCCCCTATATGAAAAACACAAAAGAGCTTAAAAAATACGAAAAATGCTCTAGGCCAAGCGGATGTTTGATCAGGGGATGGTATAAGCCAAAGGACGCCCTGGAAGGGGGTGGGGATAAGTGAACGGAAGGTGTAAGATATGCGGAAAAATTATTAACAATGACAATGTTTGATAAGACTGGCCGCCCTTGATGGAGGTGGGGATGAGTGAGTATATCCTGTGATTGCAGTATTGACGTTGACGATTACGCTGAATTTTATCGCGAAGGACACCCAATCGCCAAGAAGGCTCATACGTGCTGTGAGTGCGGCGGGGAAATCATGCCGGGGCAGCGATACCATAGGTTCACAGGTAGATGGGAACACGTTTTTGACACTTTTAAGACCTGCATACCCTGTGACAGCATCAGGAATAGATTTGCCCCTCATGGAAGCACTTTTGGCGGCCTTGCGGAACAGATTGAAGAATGTTTAGGGTTCGATTATAGATATGTACCGGAGGATGATGGCGATGCAAGCTAAAACCTGCCCCCGCTGCAACAAAACATCATACAGCGCAGAGGCAAGGCCGTGGATATGTCCGTACTGTGGACTTGATATTGCTGAAGTTCCCATCAATGATCCCGTACTGGAAGGGACACTGGATGAGGTGGCTAAAAATGGATAAATCCGATGAGTTTCACTCTATAACTATGAAATACAAAGAGGTCTATAAGTCCTTCCCGTATCAAACAAAAGCATTAAGTAAAGCACTAAAAAATGGGAATGCGGCTCTATTCTTTGATCCTGGATTAGGAAAGACCAAAGTTACAATAGATTTTTATGGAATCAAACATCTTATGGGTGAAGTAAATAGGGTTTTGATTGTATGCCCCGTTTCCGCTGTGTGGGTCTGGCCGGATGAAATTAAAAAACACCTTCCGAAAAATATCAAATTTGAGGTGATGGTATTAAAAGGAGGAAGCCCACAAAAAAGACGGGAATTCTTTGAGAATTTATGTGATTCCAACAAACTTACCTTTGTTATATCCACATTTGACCAGGTAAAAAATCTGCTTATTATTAAAGGAATCAATAAGTGGCATCCGGACGGTATAGCTGTGGACGAATCTCATTACATAAAACATCATAACAGTCAAAGGAGCAAAACTCTACATAAACTAGGGGATATAATTGATTCCAATAAAGTTATAATGTCTGGTACTGCAATAAGTAAAAATCCATTAAGTATTTATTCACAATATAGATTTTTAGATAAAAGTATTTTTGGTACAAGGTGGAGTAGTTTTAGAGATAGATATGCTATAATGGGTGGATACATGGGTTATAAGGTAGTCGGTATAAAGAGGGTTAAAGAATTAGCAAGGAAAATTAAAAATGTTGCCACAAGAGCAAGAGCTGATAAATATCTGCCTAAAGAAAAGTGGCAGGTTATACCGTTCGACCTTAAACCAAAAACACGAAGAATTTATGATAAGATGGCCAAAGATGCTGTGGTTGAATTCAAGTCTGGTAGGGTATCAACAGCAGAGATTGGAGCAACTAAGCTAATCAGATTTCAACAGATTACAGGGGGATTCTTAAAGGATGAGGATGGAAAATACGTCCACATTGGAGACGAAAAGATTCAAATACTGTCGGACTTACTTGATACCCTTGAAGGGCGAAAGATTGTTATATTTGCTAGATTCAAAAAGGACATTAAGAATATCAAGAACCTATGTAAATCAAAGAAGATTAAATACCTTACCATTACGGGTGACGTGCAGGGCGAAAGTCGTAATAAAAGGAGAGTTTTGTTCAATACAGACCCAAGTTACACAGTAATGATTATGCAGATAAGAACAGCCCAGTCTGTAGATCTCACCGTAGCTAACATAGGAATATACTATTCGATGGATTACATGGCTGAGAATTTTATTCAATCACAGTTTAGAATAAGGAGGGTAAACAGCAAAGATAGGTGTGTGTACTACGTCCTTGCAGCACGAAATACAGTGGACTTCAGTATATACCGGATATTGAGAAAAAACATCAGCATATCGTCACTTATCCTTGATAACTATAAAGACATAATTGGCGGAACACTAAGCCTATAAAATACAAAAAAGGGGATGATTAAATGATAATCTTTGAGGGACCAGATAATACTGGAAAATCCACAGCAGTCAAACAAGTTCTTCACAGAATTCCTAGTTTGGTCTTTGGTGGACATTCAGGAGGCCCACCAAAAAGTTGTGAGGAATGGGAAGGAAGAATGAATACTATTCTGATAAAACCCACGTCTGAAACCATACCGTTAGTTCTTGATAGGTTCTTCTTTTCAGAGAAGGTTTATGGTAAGATTCTAAGGCCAGATTCAAATATTATCCCACGTAGATTAATGAATACACTTGAGCAAAGGCTTCTTGAACATGATCCATTAATCATTTACTGTCGTCGTCCGTACCATAGAATTCTTCATGGCTTTGATGACCGTAGCCAATTAACCGGAGTAAAAGAAAATCTCATCACTATCTGCCGTGAATATGATATTCTTTTCAGTCAAGGATGGTCATTAGGAAACAGGCTATACGTTTACAACTTTGAAGAACCCCTAGCTCTATCGTATCTTTGTCAAGCTATAGAAGAATATCTTTTTGAAAGGGGATTAAAATGCACATTGTAGCACGTAGCTTACCTGATTCTTGGTGGGGAGCATTGTGGAAGATATTTGACCAAGGTACAATATATTCGGTTGACCGTGGTTCGTATCAAGGGCAAAAAAGACTTGAGTTTCCATTCTTTTCGATGGAGGTAACTCACCCAGGAAATAGACCACTAATACCTGAAATACCGCATTCACTCGGAATACCCAATCCAACAGACATGGACTACGTTAACAGATACCTGTCCGAGTACATATGTGGTTCATCAAGAGCTGTTAATGAGCAATACACATACGGTGAGAGAATTAACATTTCCTATCCAAAAATAATCCAGATGTTGAAGGAAACACCTAATACTAATCACGCAGTTATTGAAGTAGCTACTCCATTGGACATCTACCATTCTGACCCACCATGTTTAAGGCTAATTGATCTCAAGATTCGTAATGGGAAATTAAATATGGCATTATATTTCCGTAGTTGGGATTTATGGAGTGGATTTCCGGCCAATCTTGCGGCATTACAATTGTGGAAGGAGGGAGTTGCTATAGAATTAGAGGTTGAAGACGGTAAACTTTTTGCGGCTTCATCAGGATTACACTTATATGACCATTGTTGGGAAATTGCAAAGAAGAGAATATATAGGAGGTAGAGATATGAACATCTACGACTTTGAAGTGGAAATTATTGAGGGTGACCGATTAAAAAACATCTTCAAGAGGCAAGCGGAACTCAGAGAAAAGTACCACCATATTGAAAAGAAGAATGGATTTCATTCACCGGAAAAGATACCAGTTAACATCCATGATGCAAAAGACCAATTTGCTATCAAAGACCTTTTCTGGAGATTTACGGAGGAGCTAGGAGAGGCATTAGATGCCTATAATGGGGGTCATTTAGATCACTGCCATGAGGAAATTGCTGATGCCCTTCATTTTCTTGTTGAGGCATGTCTTCTTGTAGGCATAACACCAAGAGATGTAGCTGGTTACAACTTCAGGGATATTGATGGGCTGGAATATTTATATGGGGCAAACCCGGTAAGAACAGACCTTATAGGTGAGTCCATGATGATAGCGGCTTCTTTTGCCGAAATGATGGCATCTCTCGGGATGTCAGCCAACTGTCTTAAGAATAAGCCCTGGAAAAATACACACATGATGACTGATGAGGACGTATTTAGAAGCAGAGTTATAATTACATTCAACAAATTTATAACATTTGCCAAATACTGTGGATTAAACAATCCACAAGAATTATATGACCTATATTTTAGGAAGTCACAGGTTAACAAATTCCGGCAAAGGTCTAACTACTAGGGGGTACTAGAATGGAAGAGCAAATCTCTCTTTCTGAAGTAAGGAAATCATTACAGTATATGGCAGAGTGGTTGGACGATAGGGACATAAAAGACTTAGTGGACGAAGGAATAAGTTCCTGTCAGTTGAGAGATGTTGCGGAAATACTAATGGATCTTGCTAATTCAATTGATTACTATAGGGACAAACCATTCTACAAAGGAAGAAAAATACCACCATTCATAAGGAGGGTAAAATGAGTTACCTACAAATTAATCTGTGGGGTGATAACCTATTCGATGCCTGGAAAGGAGTTAACGATGCTCTGTTCTTCCATAATGGATCTTATCAATTTACCAGACCGGGGGTTTCGGTTCATGCCTTCCACAATCAGATACATGCGAAATCAGCTACGGTTCCTGGGCTTGACCTCCATGCATTCGGATATACTAAGACCAAATGGTCAATGCTTCTTCGCTTATACTTCGATTCAAGGGAATTCGCCCTCCTTGCAAATAGGCTTATTTATTATAGATCAGAACGACGTGGACGAATTTATGTTCCAGATCTCGGGTATAATTTTAAAACACGTGAAAATAGACTTGGAGCATGTCTTATGGGACTTACCATTAGATACACAGATGCAGTTGGGTGGGAATGCGAAGTTTTTAGTCGTGCGTCAGAAGTCACAGCAAGATGGGGAGTAGACGTTGTTTTCCTTTATGTTTTCCTTAAGACTCTAAGTAAAACACTAAAAAAGGAAAGACCAGACCTTAAATGGTTTAAGCCAAAAGATGTTACAGTACACTGGAATGCGGCTTCGATGTTCCAATCAATGGCTACAGCTCCTTTATATTTAGCTTTAACCGGTCAAACCGATTATCTTGTCTATACACCACAAGATGAACTTACCCCGTGGCAACAAAGGGTTCACAAACACTTTCATGATGCCTTCCATACTAAAAAGCCAAAGTATCAAAAATACAAAACACAGGCTAGAGCAACAAAGGCATATCATCAGATTCTTGGTTGGAGTAAACTGGACAAGCCGGTATTCACATCACAGCTTGTTCTACCGGTAGAAGATATAAAAATTGATAGTGATTTCTTTACAAGGAAAGGATTTAGATGACTAGAATGGAGGTGATTTAATGCCATACAAATCACAAGCCCAAAGACGTTGGGCTCACACCAAAGAAGGAACCAAAGCCCTTGGTGGTAAAAAAGCAGTTGAGGAATGGGACAAAGAAAGTAAAGGCAAGAAGTTACCGGAAAAAGCAAAGGAAAAAACAAATCGGAGGGGAAAGAAATGAGAATTTACCGAAATTTCAGTGAAGCCCTGAATGAGATCAAGCGTGACTTAGCCGAGATGGGAATAAGAGTTACCACACAGACTATGCAGGACAAATTTAGGCCGGAAGGTTTTGAAACCCTTGAATTACAGAATTACATTTATACCGTCACCGACACCGACCTGTCTCACCTGAGTCCAACTCAGCCATGGGCTGACGTTGAATTTGAGGAAAGAGTAAATGCTGGTAACTTTCTCATCAATCCAGGTGAGGCTTATAAACTTCGTCCTGAAGTTTGGAATCAGTTTTTAGAATACAACGGTAAGAAGTTTTCTTACACATATCCACAAAGAATTGAACTCCAGGCAATAAAAATTATTGAAGAATTGAAGTCTCATCCGGATTCACGTCAACTATTCCTCTCTGTTTGGGATAAACAAGTAGATATTAATAGGTTAGGTAGGCGTCGAGTTCCCTGCACATTGGGCTACTATTTCCAAAATCGTAAAGGTAAACTGAACATTACTTACTTACAAAGGTCTGCGGATTATGTTACCCACTTCCAAAATGATATATACCTTGCAGTTAAGCTACTTCATTTTATAGCTGATAAGGCCGGACTTCAGTCAGGAACCTTTACACATTGGATCGGTAGTTTGCATGTATATAAAGAGGATCTTGGTTATGTCTTCTAAGGAAATATCAGTGGCTTATCAACTTCTTTCACATGGTTCTACAACAGCTTGAGTATAAGGGATCCAAGGAGAGAGAGTTAAAACTGGTTAAACAATGCAACTAAAAATCTTTTAAAGACAAGGAAAATTCAGACTTGACAAAGTAACCTGGGCTATGTTATAATTTGGAAAAGTCAAAGAATGAAAGGAGATTTAAAATGGCACACAAACTACAGGAGGCTTTTGAATTAAACAAAAAAGTAGTAGAAAGGCTGAAGACTTTGAATGACCCGGTGCTCGCCCCTCTAGCTCGTAAAAGGATACTAGATGAGGTATCCGGACAATTGGATAAAGTTAACTCATTAATCCACGATTTTATGCTGGAAGACCTGGACATTGTAGCTGATGATGATGACGGAGGAGAATCAGATGAGGATTAGTCGGGATGAAATGTATCTGCGTATTGCTGAAATCGTTGCATTACGTGGAACATGCAACCGACTAAGGGTGGGAGCCATCATAGTCAACAACAACTGTATTGTGGCGGAGGGGTACAATGGTGCCCCTTCCCACCAACCACACTGTATAGACGTCGGTTGTAAAATCAATATGGAGGGTCATTGTATCCGTACGGTACATGCTGAATTAAATGCTATACTTAAAGCCGCAAAATATGGACATAAGGTTGAAAATGGTACAATGTACTGCTCACACAGTCCATGTAACGTGTGTGCAGCCGCTATAGTAAATGCCGGAATAAGGCGTTTAATTTATAGAAGGGACTTTAGGGATTTATTCCCTTTAGACTTTTTAAGAGGGGCGGGAGTTGTAGTTGTCAAAAAAGAAGACCAAGAAGAGAACCTGTACGAATTGCTCTCTCTATGAAAACGTAAATACTCCTTGCCTGTGGGGTAGTGGAAATAAACAGCGTGGTGTAATGATTGTTGGTGAAGCTCCTGGATTTACTGAAGATGAGACGGGTGAGCCTTTTGTTGGACAGGCCGGTCAAATACTCAACCAACAATTACAACAGGTCGGTATTAGTAGACTTGAATGCTACGTTACCAATGTAGTTAAGTGTAGGCCACCAGCTAACAGAACTCCAGTCAAAAATGAAATAATGGCTTGCTTGCCTCATCTTCTTAGGGAAATAGATGAAATTAAACCACAATACATACTGTTACTTGGTAATACAGCATTACAGGGATTACTTGGAAAATCAGGAATTACGAAGTATAGAGGCCAAACATTTGAATTTCAGGGTATTACTGTTATGCCTACACTACATCCAGCCCTGATACTTCGTAATCCAAAATATTTGCCACTATTCATATCTGATTTGAATAGATTTTCTCAGCTTATAAATGGTCAGACTTTAGGATTCAAAGAATACAAAATCAAAATTATCCGAAACTGGAAAACACTCCGTAAGGTAAAGCGTAAACTCGAAAAGAAAAGGAAGCTGGCTTATGACTTTGAACTTCAAGGTCTTAATTGGAAATATGCCAAGGTTTGGATGCTTGGTATTGCTACCAGTAGTAAAAGAGCTTATATAATTCCACTTCAGCATCCACAAAGTCCTTTTAAATATGAATATGAAAAAGTCCTCGAATTTATTAAGGACATTTTTGAAGATAGAAGTAAATTCCTAATAGCTCAAAATGGAAAATTTGACAACAAGGTTTTTAGGAGATTCGGCATTCAGCCATTCCAAAATTGGGATACTATGTTATGTAGTCATTTGTTGGACGAAAATACACCTAATGACCTTGAATATCTTTCCATGACGTTGTTGGGATGTGATGACTATAAGAAAAGGTATGCAATAAAGTTTGATCCACCAAGTCCCTTAAGAAGGATGGCTCTATACTGCGGTGAGGACTGTTGCAATACTTTTGGAATACAGGAAAAACAGGAAGTCGAATTGGTTGATGATTCTAGATTAGAAAACATCTTCTTTAATCTCAAGATGCCAGCATCAAGAATGTTGGAAAAGATGGAGATGACGGGTATTTGGGTTGATGCTGAAAAGCTCCACAGAAACGGTAAAAAAGTTTTAAGAAATCTCCTAGAATTGGAAAAGAAACTCAATGAATACATACCCGACGATTATCCATTCCGTACAAAGGTCTATAAAAGCGATAATGGATTTAAGAAGGCCATAAGGAGTGGTAGGTATGGTGATAAGCCAAGTTGGTTCAAAAAAGATAAGGAATACCATATCAAGTTACCTTTCAACTGGGGTTCACCACAACAGCTAGGACAATTGTTATATCTACCAAAGAAATCGGGTGGATGGGGTCTTACTCCACCTGATATTAGAGAAGCAAAAACCAAAACAGGCGGGGATGCTACAGGAGAGCCTGTACTTGTTCATCTTAGAGAATCACATGAGGCAATTCCGCTACTTATTGAATACAAAAAGTGGAGACAGCTCTACAACAATTTCATTGTATCGTGGAAAGAAAAAATAGATCCAGAAACAAGCAGACTCTACCCGACCGCAAAATTACACGGAACAGTTACACATAGGCTCAGCATGGAAAATCCAAATCCTCAACAGACTCCTAGGGATGTAATTATAAGAGGAAACTTAGGAGTGCCGCCAGGAAAACTCCTTGTAGAGGTAGACTATTCACAAATTGAATTAAGAATTGCGGCTTTTGAATCTGGATGACCAGTTATGACAAGGGTCTTCCAGGTTGGAGGAGACATTCATACAGAAACAGCCCAGATGCTGTCTGGAGTTGACTTCGGTAGGCTTACAAAGGATGAAACTGATTCCCTTCGTAAAAAGGCCAAACCGGTCAATTTCGGATTCTTGTACGGTATGTGGTGGAAGACGTTTAAGCAATATGCCTTTCAGAATTACGGTGTTAGATTTAGTGATGAAGAGGCTGAACAATCTAGAGAAACCTATTTCGACAAGTATTACGGATTAATACCTTGGCATAAACGTCAAATCAGAATGGCAGAGAAGTTGGGTTACGTTCGGTATCCGGACGGTACAAAGAGGAGACTTCCTGATATATATTCCACAGATAAGATGGTTAGGAAGGAGGCGGAACATCAGGCTATAAACAGTCCTGTTCAAGGTTTCGCTTCGAATATCTGCTTACTTTCAGCGGTGATATTAGACAAATACTTCCTAGATTGGGATGAATGCAAACTTGTTTTGACCGTACACGATGCTTTGTTCTTTGAAGTAGACGAGAAGAAAATTAATAAGTGGCTTCCCATAATTAAATCCACCATGGAAAATGTTGAATACGTTAAGGAGGTGTTGGGTGTAGAATTAACCATACCAATTAAGGTGGATGTTAAAGTCGGAAGGTACTGGAAAGAAGGGGCTGTTGAGTGGAATGGAGGAAGGTTCAAGAAGCCTGTATAGGTATCATTGAACTACTCATTATTGCTCTAGGTATGCTAAGTTTGATTCTTAAATTAATTATGGAGGTGATTAAGTGAGTAAAAGGACATCTGCGAAGTTAAAAAAGAATAAGGAGGAGAAAACCAAGAATCCGGGTTTCAAACAGGCTAACGTAGTAGAACTCGGATATAGGCCCCCTCACGCCAGAATACTGTGGGTTGGCATCAGTGAGAAAGACGGCAAGCGTAATATTCACAGTGGGGCAACTTATGAGGGTCTAATGAAAGCTAGAAACAAAGTGGAAATGACCGAATTTATGGTTGTAGACTTGAAGAAACAAGTGGTTATACCAATTACAGACGTTGGTGGATTTATGATGAATTGGAGGGAAAACTACTTCAATTCTAAGTGGGGATTTAAGCAAATCAAGGAATTTTCGGCATCTTGACACAATTTTAGGGTTATGCTATAATTGACTAGGCCAAGTCGAAGGAGGGAAAGATGATGTTAAAAGAGATCATGGTGGGTGAGGTAAATGGCGTAAAGCTAATTGAAGTCTCCTACTCAGAGTTACAGTGTTTTCTTAGATGTTCTATGAAACACCATTACAAATACATCAAAAATCTAGAGAGGAAAACTAAAGACCTACCATTGGAAAGGGGTAGCGTACTCCACCTTTGCCTTAAATCTCTCTATTCCACCGGAGAGTGGAAGCCTGCTCATAAGGAATACAAAAAACAGTTTGCCAAGCTCTTTGATGAAGAGAAGGAATTGTATGGTGACTTACCAGCAGAAGTATTCCGCCTCATGCGTGGCTACTACAACTGTTATAAGGGTGATCTTAATTGGAAGGTCCTAGGAGTTGAGGTTCCATTCAAGTGTAGGCTTCCGAATAGTCGAGTGGTAGTTACTGGTATAATTGACCTCGTAGTCGAAGACAAGATGGGAATATGGATAGTAGAACATAAAACCCATAAAGAAATTCCAAGCCACGACTACCGTATGATGGAAATCCAGCCTACACTGTACTTCTATCCTGTGGATTTACATTTTGGTAGTAATCTGGCTAGGGGTATAATTTACAATTACATTCGTACTAAATCACCAACAGTGCCACAACTACTGAAGAATGGTTCATTGTCTAGAAAGAAAATAGATACCGACCTAGCTACGTTTAAGGCTACTATCAAGAAGCATAATCTTAACCCAGACGACTATACCGACGTATTAGAAAGACTAAGCTATAAGTCCTTCTTCAAAAGGGTTAGATTGCCAAGACCAGATATTCTAATAAATAACGTAATACGTGAAGCCATTATAACTGGCCACCTTATAGAATACTACAAGGAGAGGAGGGTACTTCCAGCACGTACTATTTTGAAGTCCTGTCAGTTTGACTGTGAATATCAGCCTATCTGTTGGGCTGAACTTCACGGCCATGATGTTGAATACATCATGTCATCACAATACCAACAAAGACAGGAGGTGAGGAGTAATAAAGGCAAAAGGGAAGAAAAAGAAGCATCCTGAACAACATGGATACGTTCCGGGGATAGTTGGTAGTTCGTTACCTGACGACTTCGACCCTATGGAGATTGAGGAAAGAATCATTCCAGTAAAAGACGAACCTGTTCACCTCAGACTTCTAATCTACGGTGATCCAGGTACAGAGAAGACCAGATTTATAGCATCAGCCGTTAAAAGAATAAACCCTATAACTGGTAATCAGTACCGGGTATTGATTCTTGACTGTAATGAAAAGGGTACTTTAAGCGTTAGGAAATTCGACCCCACAGGTAAGTATCTCAGGTCATTCAAGGTAAGAGGCATACAAGACCTAGAACATATGTTTTGGTATCTTTATACTAATTCTGATAAGTGGGATATAGTAGCTATTGATACCACAACAGAATTACAGTGGTTGGTACTTCGTGGAGTAGTCGAATACGACGCCCTAACCAACGATGCCTCTAGGGATATCCTGATGCCACACAAAAGGGATTATGGTAAGACCGGTGAAATCATGCGTATGTGGATTAGTAATTATCGAAATTTACCAATGCATGTGGTTTTCACCGCACATCAAAGAACAGAAGATGCCGATGAAGAATCCAGTAAGTGGCCTGATGTTCAGGATGCAGTAAGAAACCGACTCTGTGGGGCTGTAGACATTATCGGCAGGTCCTACTACAGGGAAATCAACAATAAGATGATTCATTGCATCTATTTTGGACCACACGCGAGCTGGAAAACAAAAGAACGCTCTGGCGAATTACCTGATGAAATCAAAAAGCCAAATCTCGGAGATATAATTGAAATGATTCAAGGTTCAAACAAGCTCCGGGAGAAGCAAGGCAAGAGGAAGTCTGAGAAAAACAAAAAAGAAAATAAATAAAAACAAGGAGGTTTTACAACTATGGCGAAAGACAAAATCAAGGTGGACTTCAGTGGGGTAAGTGAGAGCAGTGGTAGTAGGATACCTGCCGGGGATTACATCGTTAAGGTAAGGAATGTCGAAAGAAAAGTCGGCGAGGCCAGTGGAAAACCGTATCTTCTTTGGGAATTAGAAATTGTTTCCGGCGGTGACAAGTCAGTCAAGGGTAAGGTCTTGTATCACACTACAAGTCTACAGCCTCAAGCATTGTTCAATCTGCGTAACACCTTAATTGCTCTTGGTATGGACGTGCCTAAGAAGACAGTTGAGATTGACCTGGCTAAACTGAAAGGCAAAGTGATGGGAGTTACCGTAGAAGATGATGAATATAGAGGCGAAGACGGACGCAAAGTTAAGAAGTCCTCGGTTGTTGAAGTCTTCCCAGTCAAGCAGGGCAAAGGCGGAAAATGGGAGAAAATGACTATACCGGGTGAGGAAGAGTTTAATGACGACGAAGAGGATGAAGAAGAAGACGAAGACGAGGATGACGAGGACGAGGATGACGAGGACGAGGATGAGGATGACGACGAAGAAGACGATGAAGAGGACGAAGACGAAGAAGAAGAAGACGACGAAGAAGATGAGGATGAGGAAGAAGACGAGGATGAAGATGATGATGAAGACGATGATGAGGAGGATGAGAAGCCTAGGAAGAAGTCACCTCCGGCCAAAAAGAAGACCCCTACAAGGGGAAAAGCAGGCGACAAAAGGAAGAAGAAGTAGTTAAACCACAGCCTAAAAAAGAGAGAGGGAGGCTTATGCCTCCTTCTCTTAATCCAAAAGATTGTCTTAGGCAGAATGTGTGGGTGATTTTTACTAAGCCTGTAACTATCATGAATTACGTATATCGTCCAGGTGACGCCGTAAAAGCATGGGTAAATTTGAAGGGTAGAATTTATACTATATACAGGCGTAAAAGAATACCCACAAAATCAGTAAGGATTTTTGATTATGTCAAGAAAACCAGAAAGCAGACTCGTCGATAAAATTATTCATCACCTTAGAAAAAAGCCAAAAAGTTATTGGGTCAAGCTACATGGAGGTTTATTTCAAACCGTTGGTTTACCAGACATTGTTGGATGTTATAAAGGTAGATTTGTTGCCATTGAGGTGAAACTGCCAGGTAAAGAGCACACGCTTACTGAAAGGCAAAAACTTATACTTCAAAGGTTAGCTAAAGCTGGTGCAAGAGCCGGAATGGCTACTAATTTAAAGGAGGCGATTTCTATATGCCGTGGGATTACCAGATTAACGTAGTTACTGTTGTAGATATGTCCGAGGATCAGGTTATCAAAGAACTTGAAACCACAAGGCTGATTGATGATATTGCTGAAAACCCTGAGGAAATCATCATCAAGCTGAAACAGGTTATTGCTTTAGGTGTGTGTGGCAAAATTGAATTAACTATGGAAGAAATTGAAGAGAGGGGGAAAATTCAACCCGTTTTTGATCCGATGCCTCTTGAATCACTACAGATGGAGAGGATGAGTATTAATAATGTTCCTGCCACAACGATAGAGGTAGGTAACGAATTAGACAAGTCCAAGTCTTCTCCTGATACGGACAAGAAGGAGAAAAAGGATCAGAAGGATAAGAACGAAGAAAGAACAAAGAAGTAAGTGACACCTAAACACCAAGAAAGGCAAGGCGTTCGGCGTCTTGCCTTTCCTTATAGCTTTTCTATTGACAGGGATAATAGGGAGTGATATAATAAAAGAAAACTTATAGGAGGTCATATCCAAATGGGTAAAGAAGAAAAGAAGAAAAAAGTGAAGGACGAAAAACCGCAGAAGAAAACCACTAAAACCACGGACAAAAAGGAGAAGGATAAAAAGGAGGTCAAACCGAAGAATAAAGAGGTTAAATCAAGGGTGGTAGACAGACCCGCTATAGGTACTGCTGAATTGGCCGAAAAGCTAGGTACTACTCCAAAAAATCTTCGTAATTTCCTTCGTACCAATTTCGAACACCTTCGTACTGAAGAATATACAATTTGGGGCTGGGACAAGTGGAATGACCCCCAACTGAAGGAAATTATTAAGGTATGGGAAAACAGAAACAAAGAGGGCGGAAAGGTTAAAAAGGATGTTAAAAAGGATAACAAAAAAGTAGAGAAGGAGAAGGAAAAGATGGTAAAAACTAAGCCAGACAAGGCCGACAAAAAGGCCGACAAAAAGGTAGACAAAAAGGTAGACAAAAACAAGGAGAAGAAGGTTAAAGAAAAGGACAAACCCGAGAAGAAGAAAAACAAAAAAGAGTAACTCCTCCCCACTTAGTAGGTTAAGGGTTTTATGTAGAGGGCACTGGTCGCAACAGTGTCCTTCTACATTTTATGTGTCCTACATCCTCTAGACCTCCTATTAAAAAGTAGGAGGTCTTTTCTTTTTTATAAAAAAATTCCCCGCCATCAAGGCGGGGTTTTTTATTTACTTCTTAAAAAATCTTAGGGCATCAATTATCCCCTCTACTACAATGTATATACCGACTATACCTGCGGCTATCATTTCAGCTACCTGTGGGTCTATCTCTTTACTCGTTAATACTTCAATCACCATAATAATAGCAAGCCACAGTTTTCTACTGGTTAGTTTTTCTTTAACCATTTAATCACCCCCTTTTGTCAATCAGTTCAACTAATGCCTGACAGTCCACAGATATACTAGCTAACCTCTGTCTAACGGTTCTCATCACATATTCGTCTATGTAGTAGTTAGGCTTTAACTTAAATGCATCAACACAACCCCAAGCTAGGGCATTGGCAAACTTATCAAGCCATTTATAATTATCCAACTTCTCAGCATCCCTAGGATTAGTCATAAATCCTATTTCTACCAATAAACAAGGTATGCCTAGATTAAGAACAAAGTATTCACTATTTGATTTTAGTCCTCTCACATACATCCCTGTGTCGTTACAATATTGTTCTATTGACTTAAAAATGGTCTGGTACATCTTCAAATTGCCGTCACTACTACTAGCAGGATAAAATGCCTCCATACCGTGTGCTCTTGATTCACTATATGAATTAACGTGAATTTCAAGTATAAAGTCGGCATTTACCTCTTTAGCATAATTGGCTAAAGTAGATAAATCCTCCACAGCAGTAACATTGGGTAATTGGAATATCTTAAAATCTCCGTCATATGCATCCAATCTATCTTCGGTTCTTACAGCCACAAACATTGTTAAATCTTTTTCTACTAAGCCATTAAATACAGCTCCGGGATCTTTTCCTCCATGACCGGGGCTGATTATCTTAATTCCCATTTAATATTTCACCCCCCTATTGACTATTAGATTAATAGCTAACATGATTGAGGATGATGTTATAGCACATAGTATTCCTATACCCACCCTCCAAAGTCCATCAATCTTTTTGCTTTGTTCCTTTTGTGCCTCCTTAATCTCTTTGATATCACCATTGACTGATCTCGCATGTTCTTCAAGACCTGGCAATCTTGGACACACACACCTGTGGCAATCCATATCAATATCACCCTCTACAATAACGTCTAAGGACATCAGAATATCCTCCCCTTATTAATGTCCGTTACTGTGGGAATATTAATACCTTGGTCTATAAGCATTCGTATGACTGCTCTAAGTCTATCCCTTTCCTCATACTTAGAGGCTTTATACACTGTCTCATCCGGGTACATAGGAGGTAATCCAAGGAATGACAGTAATCGGGTAAAACTTCTTGGATTTTCGGGGTCTACAATTACATCCACGTTTCTCAACATCGGGATTTGATTAAGAATATGACCTATAGTTCTTTTTGGTATCACATCAGGCAAATCAGTTCCAGCTAGCTGCTGAACAATACCCTCTATCACGGGTATCTGTGACTTCTCACCACGATACCATTCTAGGGGTCGGCCACTGAACAGTTCCTCATTAACTGCCATTTCAACCGGGGCCCTGATTATTGGGTTTATATTGGATAGAAATTCCTTTAGACTATCCATGCTATGTGGTATTTTAGCTAAATCAGCGTAAGGAAGGTTCGGCATCATAAAGTATCCCCCTGGAAGATTTATACCTGAACCTTCTTCAATATAACCAGGAACATCTTCACGTTGAGTCTCTTCACCTATAGCCTCATGGTATTTAGCCATAGTTTCAAATTTACCGGGTTGTTTAAGAACATTCTCTAATTGTAATGGGATGTTCTTCCTGAGCCAAGTGTAAAACGGAATGATTCTTCTCATAACTCTGCGTTCAAATGGAGTAAGGTCAAAATAATCAAATAGATACTTTTTAACATGAACCGCAGCCTCTGTAGTATTCATCCCTTTAGATAATCCATCTAACCACATAGCAAATCTTGTGGTATTATCAGCCATCCGTGTAAGATTAATCATCAACTTAGTATATAGCTCTGAATATTTCTTAGGATGATACAAAGGTCTTCCGCCCAATTCAGCTTGAATACTTTTTGGGGTTTCACCTAATGCCTGACCTGTATCGACAACCCCTAATCTTCTTGCTGTTTCATACAACTCTTCCCCTGAATATTCCTTACCCTTAGCTGGTACAAAAAAGAACTCCTTACGATTACCCTCATTAATTAGAGGGTGTGATAGACGTAATGCATCCTGATAAGGCTTATAACTTCTGACACCACCAAGCCAAGCATTGAACACGTTACTCAGTAAATCCCTAGGTATGTGTCCCGGATTCCACAGATAGGCTACGGTTCTAAATGCAGAGGTTAACCTATCAAAGATATAAGTAATACCGTCTTGAGCTTGCGGATTAAAGTACAAATCGACATACTCATTGAATGCCCTAACAAATTCCTCCGGTAGGGCATAAGCCTTTCTTTTGCCATCACCAATCTCTCTGGCCGGTTCTAATGACAGTTTTCCACTTGGATCTGCCTTAACCGTGTACAGACCATAACCTTCTGGCAAGTCGCGTAATGAAATTATTTTGTTAACATCAATGCCAAAATCCTTCAACTGTTCGGCTAGATTTTCTGATTTTAAATTTTTCGGTAGGGTAACCCCACCTTTAAGTTTTTGTACATCACCTAAAGTTAAACCGTACTTGGTCAACATCCCCTGTAGGAAGGTAAGGACATGCTTTGCTCTAATGAATCTTGTTCCTCTCATTGCCATAGCTAAAGCAGCATCCTCTGTAAGCCACTCTCTACCTAATATCTCATTTATTTCCTTTGGAGTAAGACCATGAATACTTCTTTCATGTAGGTGTGGGTCTAGCCCAGCCGCTATTTTATAAAGGTCTTTCTCCTGGTCACCTAATTCGATCCCTTCTCCTTTTTGTCTGGCCTTAGCTAGCGTTTTTAATAGCTGGGCTTCTTCCTTAGACAGTCTTCCTCCCACAACAATAAATGGGACATAGTTTTCTAATTCCCTAACTGGTATACCCATACCATGATATTGCTTGATAACGCTTTCTCTCCAATTGATAAATTCTTTTAGTGCATGTTGTATATTTTTATCGACCTGTTCTATTGGAGTTCCAAGGGCTGCATGATTAAAGACGGCCCTTTTCTCGGCATCGCTAAGTCCATGAAATATAGTCACAACTTCCCTTGTAAATATATCTTCGACCTGACGTGATTTTTCAAATGTTCTTTGTAATCCAGATTTTATTTCACGATATGCCTCAGCACCCTCAACTCGTTCAAGCCTTGAAACGGCTTCTTCATCACCCTTAAGTAATTTAGACATAGCCTTCTCAATTTCTTCATTATGACTTAAATCCTTAACTATATTATCTATTGTATCATTCCACCTTGGATCACCCGGATGTATTTCTCCTGTAAGTACCCTCAACATCACTGTATTTGGAACGGTTCTGGGAACGAATGTAGTTGAAAATTTACGCCCCAATGATTCACCGATCCTGCTTCTGGCAAAAGCATCACCCACAGAAGTAAGGGCCTGACTGACATACTGTGATCCAGGAATAGGAACTTCAGTAATGCTTTTATTGAAATACGGTATTGATACCTGTGTAACTACTGGTCTGCGTTCCATATGACCGGGCAACTTGGTGCTGGTAACTGTTCCTTGTAATTTCATACCCTCATAGATGGTTTCCGCAAGCTGCCCCCTTTGACCTGGTTTTGCTTTAAGACTTAGGCGGTTAGCTAGTTCACCAACAGACCTAGCTGATATGTCTTTAATGGTTTCTTCGCCCAACAAATCACGTATGGCTTCTGTAGCCTTCCTTCCAAAGGCTTGTTCAAGTATCTCTGTTCCAGCCTTACCAGCCCTGGTTACAGCTGAACCAGTCTTAAAGGTAATCCAATTCAATAAATCGGTTGGATTTAGTAACTCTATGCCAAGTCCAGCTATTCCAGCGGGGGACGGAGAAACTTCAATTCCAAACGGCTCAGCTTCAAATAGGGGTTTATCAGAGAATCCTAAACCTTTAGCTATATCCTTACCTTGGGTCTTCTCCTCTAATGTCCACCCTCTTTTGAAAGCTGAAATTGGATCAAATTCTTGTGGTGTTTTTCCTCCGCCAGTAAATAGCATTTCACGTAGAAGATTACTCGCACCGTAACTAGATCTCATTAGATTATCAAGGAGTCCAGTTAGCAGGCTTGGAGAATCTGGCGTTTTAGCCAGATCCTCCATACCTATGGTTTCTAACCTTCTTTTAGTATTAGCAACCTCTCTTTCGACTCTTGCAAAATCATCACCTTCTCCGCTAACCAGTACCGGAGCGGGTGGTAATAGTATCTTCGGCATTACCATAACCTCCACCATGGTTTTCCAGACTGTTCTCTGTTAACTAGAAATCTAACTAATGGTGAAGCAAGGTTAGGAGTAAGTTCATCAAATGCCCCAGACCAGGAAGACGAGTCACCCAACCCAAAGGATCTTAGTGTTCCGATATTAGACGGCTCACCACTACCTGAATTCAGACTATTAAGATAATCAATGAGTTTTTGACCGCGTTCTGGACTAATAAGTCCAGCGGCCATATAGAATTGAATACCCCTTATTTCAGCAGATATTTGTTCAGGAGATGGTTTCTTACTCAGTCTTTGATTAATTCCTTGAACGATAGCATTATAGGTTTCATCAGCCTTTGACCCACTCCCACCGGTATTCTTCACACCGAACCCAGGAATCTTCCATCCCACAGGTAAGCCGAACAGGTCGGCCTGCTCTTTTGTTGATATTGTGCCTGTGGTTGACAGGAGTTCAATCAGGTCATTAAACTTGTCACGACTTAATTTATCGCCATGGGTTTCCTTACTCCACTTAAATTTATCCTCTTCTAGCTGTGTCCCTCTTTCTTTTATACCAAGCTCTCTTCCTTGTAAATCTAAGCCCTTTTCCTGTAATCCGAATTGCTTCTCAGAACTCTGTATGTTATGCAGGAGAGCCAGTAGACCCATAAGCTGATTTCTTTGAGCTTGTTCCATTTGTGATGCTTGACTTAAAGCTCCTAATGCTTTATTAATCTCGGTCTGATACCTTTGAAGGCCGAGCTGTTCAGCAAGTCTAGCCTCCTCAGCACTTTTATTAATGAGATCATTTACCATCCTTCCAATTGCTCCGGCCTCTTCGGATCCTATTTTGGCTATAGCCTCGGTAGTTACCCCCCTACTGGCGGGTTGACCAAAGAGTCCTCTACGGATGAGATCCTTATTAACCTTCGATAGTGCCTCTCTGGCGTACTGTTGATATAGTGGAGAAAGTGCCGCCCTAGCCCTAGCTTGAGCCTCATCTATAGTTAATTTTGGTGGAGGTTCGGGCGGTTTTGGTATCCCAGAGAGAACACTGTTAATTATTTTGTTATAATCAAAACCTTTAAGCTTATTCATCAAATCATAAATTTCATTATTGATGACTGGTTGTTTAGGTTTTAGACTGTTTATAAAATCATTAAGCCACCCTGATTGTTGTGAAGATACAACATATCCAGTAGGACTAAACACAGAGGAATCTGATTTAGCACCACCCTCAAGAATCCTGGAAAGCTCTTGTGGAGTCATACCACTTCCACCTATAGTGGTGGTAGCTACCCTATGAGCAACAGTATCCGATAAACCTTTTTGTAGAGCCTTCATGTATTCTAGAGCATATCCGCCAAGACCAGATGTACCAGTCGAGCTACTTCCACCAGATAACGATGTTGTGGTTGTACTGCTTGGTGAGGATGATAATTCCGGGTATCCAAGCATCCTTCTTTCTTCATTTGTTAGTGGCACAGTATGCACCCCCTCTTAAAGCTTTTCTCCTGTAATCTTATCGTAGAAAATTCTACAGCCTATATACATTTACACTACCTATCCCCATGCTTGCCAATATATGCTCCTAAGGCCCATCGTTGAGTGAATAAAAGTAGAAAAAGAACCTGACTCAATAGTCCAAGCACCCGTATTATATGAATAACCATTGCTGGCTACAGTATATACGCTTATAGAAGAGTTGCCGATCCATATACCATGATGAAGCGTGTTCCGAGTTATGCAACCTTTTTGTATGGGCAGCATTGCAACTACAGCTTGCGAACAGTAAATACACAGTCGAACACATCAACATAGCCATAAACCGTAACATCTACCCAACTATTACTTTCAAAATACTTAAAACATTCTAATAAGCCAGAAGCACCACGGTATAAAGGTGGTGACGAGGCAGCTACCACCCCATCACATACTATTGACAAAATAACACTGTCATTGTTATTTAGATTCCACCCGGAATATGAAAGGCTGCCGGCAACACCGGTACCATCTATTCTAAATAATTGAGTAGTTGTACTTTGTGGCGTCGTTCCTGACGATTGTGCTTGTGTCAGTACCCCTTTAAAACTTCCCACAACCCCAAAAATATTTACACCGTTCTTAATGTTACCCGCAACTAGATCTGGATCACCATATACAACACCGCTACCATTATGATAACCCGCTGCTATCTGTTGGTTAGTTGTACTGGGAGTTATATTGACTGCTCCCTTATTAGGCATGGAGCCTGTAAGTTTACTGCCATTAACATAGGCTGTTTTTCCACTAAGAATTTCTCCAGCAATTGCAACGGCATCAGCAGTATCAACCACAGATGATTTTCCTATAACCCCAAAAATGTCTACTCCGGCTCTGATATTTCCGGTTACTAAATCTGCATCTCCCATAACGTAACCAGCACCGTTATGATAACCTTGGGCGATAGTCTGATTTATTGTATTTGGAGTAATAACCACAGCTCCTTGATTAGGCATAGAACCGACCTTATCTATACCCGAGGCATTGCTGAAGGTTTTTCCGCTGAGAACATCGGCTTCAACAGCATTGCCGGTGGGCTTTTTACCACCTTCAAGGGAGAATAATTCGTCTAAAGTCTTAAGAGTACCCAATTAAGTCACCTCCACTCCACTTATGCGACAATCAATTGAGGCACTAGAACCAGCTAGGCCCTTGATAACTTCACCTGACTCCATAATGGTGTGTAATTTAATAACAAGGGCATCATTGGCTGGAATTGATTTATCGGGAACTATTTTTTCAGTACCGATAAGAATAGTAGCTGTAACTGCCCCTATTGTTTTATTGGCAAGTACAACTTCAGTAATAACTGTTTTTGTGGATACAGGAACGGTATATAAGTCGGCTGATGTTGTTCCTAGAGTTCCAGTATATAATCTCTTTAAGACATCTGGCATTTAAATCACCCCCGCAATCATTCTTCTATGAATTCTAGCTCCCCATGTAGTTAAATCCTCGTTATTGTAGTTAATCAACAAAATTTCGTTCGACGTGTGTGTATGTGGACCAGGAATAACTTCACCAGTAGCATTAAACGTAAGAGTTTTGTTAATGGCATCACTAACAATCTGTATTCCTGTACCTCCAATAAAATCTATATCGCCACCAGGATTGGAGATCTGGTCAATACTAACTAATGCCCCAACATCGCTAGCTGTATGGGTATGATTAGTTGGAGACTTCTCACTATCCAATTCTTGTAACGCTGACTGCACATCAGTTGATGAAATGTTACCTACTGGAGTTACCGAAATAATACCAGCTATGTGGGTATGTCCTACTGCTGACTTTTCTGAATCCAACTCAGCAATTGCTCCCTGCACATCGGTAGAGGCAATGTTACCAGTTGGTGAAAACATCACATTTCCAGCAGAAATTTTAGATGTTCCATCAATCCCAGTATGGGTGTGGGCATCAATCTGAGTATGAGTCAAAGCACCCTTATTTGATAAGTTGTTATGATTAATGATAGCCCCATTATTAGCAGTACCATCATGTGAGTGTCCTGTGGATGAATTAAATTTTGCCCACAGGTCCGATATGCTTGAGACTGCGGTGTCGTACCAGTTAGTTACGTTACCTTTTATAGTCAAAATGTGCTTTACTATCCAAGACAATAATTGGGTAAGTGTTCCTGTATTGGCTCCGCCATCAAGAGTTTGATTAACTGTGCGATTACCAATTATGGCATCGGTAGCCGCTCCCGCTTTTATATTCTCCTCCTGAATCCCATAACCAACAACGGGGTCGAACATCTTAAAAATCTCATCCAGGTCGTATTCAATTTGGTCCGGGCCAGCAACCCCAATTGACTCGTCACCAACATTAGCACTAAATGTTCTTATAGGCTTAGCCACTTAATTTCACCCCCTTAGCCTTTTTACGCTTGAATACAAATCCAGTTCCATAAATAGTTGCCCTTGAATCCATAAGTGCTTTTGTGATTCTAATTTGGAATCTATGCCCCCTTAAATCCTCAGTTTCTAATTCTCTCATTACATAATCATCCCAACCCCAATATTCACCCCATGGGTCACCCCAAACAAAGCTAATATCTAATCCAACATCTGTATAGGATACCTGATAGTTACCACTTTTAAGGGTAACATTAATCTTACCATCGGTATTTTGTTTAGCCATAATGAACCACTGCTTAATTACCTTTTGATGTAAAGGAAAACCAAGATCCCACTGCTTGCTGTACGCCTTATAAACCACAGGCTTATAACAATGATTGTCAACATCCCAATCCTTAAGTAAATTATCATTTGCTTTAAGAATGTAATTCTTTGAAGCTATAAGCAAGTCACGACTAGACCTTAAACAAAAATCATTAGCCTGTATCCCTGTGTATCGGGTAAAGGCCATTGAGTTCCAATCAAGAACCAATATTTTATTATTTCTAGTATTGTTTGGGTCATCTCCATAAGCTAAGAAATATTTAGTCCTACCATAATCAAAAATTCCTCTACACGTTTCTGGATGTACTATAGATCTCACTATTTTAGAGGTTTTATTGTTAGTTAAATCCTTAGCCATATCATCTGATGTAGCCATCACGATGGCATAATCTAATACACCCAAACTTATAGCCATAATCGAACCTGTAGTTAAGAACGTCATAGAACCAGGAGTTAGTGCTACAGTTTCGCCCGCTACTGTACCAAATCCAACTGGCAACTTGTACCATTCAGCGTCGGTAGATGGGTCTACACCCTTCCATATCCAGTGTGAATTTCTAAAATGAGTAACAAGGCCCTCACCAAATAACGATAAACCATCAGTTGGGCCATCGCCGGTTGTTGGATAAAGAACTGAGACTTCTTTAAAATACCAAGGTGAATTTGATTCAGAATAGTAAATTGCTATCCGGTCATCCGGATTTCCAGTAGCAAACAACCTAAGACTTTTTGGATGCCACATAAAACGATTACACTTTTTAATAGGGGCTAAATTGTTATCAAAAGGAATCAAATCACCTAAATCAACATCAGCCTTCCTATCAATATAGGTAGTCGTTACATTATCTTCAATCTCATATACCAATCTATAATCCTCATCGGCGGATTTATTTACCGGGGTTCTGTAAATTCTACGGGCAGTAACATCATATCCAACTGGAGCCACAGGTAAAGTAAGTGTGACTTCTTGACCGGCTGTTACTGTTACTGAAGCAGACGGTGATGATTCAGACTCAGAACCTATAGAATTAAGATAGGTTATCTTATAACGATATGTTCCAGCAGAGAGCCCGCTTCCGCTGCCACCGGCTGACAATAAAGGAGCTGATGATGGAGTAGGGGGCTGAAAATCGTACAGATTGGTTCCATCATAGTATTTAAAATTTGTACCATCACAAAAACACCATTTGTTTTTATATACGAAATAGCCGATGTTAATACTAGCTAAGTTAAATATATCCGTTTTAACACCACTATCGGATACTTTAGCTAGAGTTGTTCCTATAATAGCCATAAGCATGGTAGACCCATCATCCCTAAGCCATTCTTCAATTCGATGTACTTCCGCACCAAATGAAATTGAATTAAATGGTTCTGTGCCAAAGCGGTCGTTTATGCCACCATTTAAATCAAGATTTATGTTATCAGCAACCTCTAACTGATTGTCAGCTAGGTTGTCCGGGGCAGAGTCTACATTAAGACCTCCCCTAAAGTCTATATAAGATATTGGTATCTTCGCCACTAATATCACCTCGGAGCCCTAGCGGGCAATACATCTACAGTTTGCTCATACTCTCCCATATCCGTTTCATTTTCAATAGCCAAAAGGGCAATTCTTTTATTGTATTCAGCCTCAAAGGAATTAAACCTAAAAATTCCTTCATCGTCAGTGTCAACTATCTTCCACGCAATAAAATAGCATATGGATTCATGGTAATCTTCGGGCAAGTCAATCGGTTCCTCCGCTAGTGACGACAAAGTGGCGTAAGCCTTACGATAAACCAGATTAAGCGTCATATTTTTTGTTGGTATAGGATGTATATACAGCTTTTGATTAGCCATGTAGTAATATTTAGGAATATCGGAGGTTTCAGTGAGATCTTTTATCTTACTTGGATGTTTGTATTCTAGTGGTGTACCATTGTAGGTAAGGGAGCTAACTCCTTTAAATCTTTCAGGCAAGTCAACGTATGAAATGTTGGTTGTGAAATTTAAAATGGTAATTGCAGTATATGGGGTTTTCTTACCAATATCACGAATTGCATCATTTATAAGCGGAAGTTGAGCATTTGCATCAATCTTATCCCCATCAAGTAGGGCCTTACTTGCAAAGACTATCATATCTGATCCCTTCAAAATATCACCACCTTTTATTAATAAAGAGGGGGATGACCATCATCCGACCATCCCCCACAAACATTAAGACGTAGAAATTATGTTAGCCGACCTTAGAGCTAAGAGTATTTCATTAATCTTGTTCTTGAGTTCATTGTCATTCGGGTTAGCAGACATATCGGTAGTAATACTGGCTATAGCACTCTGTTTCGGATTGGAAGTAAGCTCACGCCTAGTTCCATCTGCTTTAGTATAAACCTTATCTGCATGAGTGGTCATTGCACCTTACACCTCCATTTATAAATATTAAATACCGGTGCTACCGACCATACCTCTCCAATCGGAGTAACCAGCCACGAACCTCATGTAACCACGATATTTGGCAACCATAGTATCGAAGTTTTCTTCACGCTTGTACTCAGGCTTAACCCTCCAGAAGAAAACCAAGTTGTCAAATCTTGGATCTTGAATCCACCATGCAGTTGCTGAGGTCAAGTAATCTAAAACTACAGGCTGAAGTTTACCCCTTAATACGTTAGTGTCGTTATCGGCAGTACCGGGTTGTTGAGTTGACTCAAGAATCCTTGCCACCTTGAATTCTAAATCCTCAGGTATGATTATCTTTGTGGGCTTGCATTGAATCTTAAGACCTGCATCATCCACAGTATTCCGAGCAAGAATCAAGGCATTCTCAAGCGGAGCAGTATTAGCAGGATCCAAAGCTCCTGTTACCTTGTTGCTACAAGTCCCACCGTTATTACCAAATAGAGGGTGAGAATCGGAAACCATAGGAACACCGTCATATCCGTTAACGGTGAAGGAGTCATTCAGAACTTTAGCCGCAATGGTTTCTACAGTCGCACGACCGCCACGTCCATGTGACCTAGGAATTCTCTCAATAACTCCGTACAGCTCATCGTCTACGAATCGACGCTCAATCTGGGTTCCTTTAGCGTACTCCTTGTGGATGTACTGCACTTCCAAACCAGGATTGATGTCTTCGTAGTCGATAGAACCTGCTGATTCTTTTTCAGGCCATAACCCAAGTCCAGCAACATGGTAATCGGTTTCCTTTCCCTTCTTTGAAGTCCTTACCTTAAAGCATTTAGTGTATTGCTCCGGCAACTCATCATAGCCTTCAAAGAAGACCTTCCTAAGTTTAGGTTCAAGGAGAATTGCAAAACTGACTTCAGTTATCATTTAATTCTCACCTTCCCTTTCAATTATTTCGATTTAAGCCACTATAGGATCACGCTTGGAATCAGCACACTTTACCCACACATGGCGCGTATTGTTGTCATATTTCTGGACAACCCAAGCACCGCCAGTAACATCATCGGGGTTGATTTTATTGTAGTTAGTAGTTGCACCTACGTCAAAAGCCACCCCTAAATCGGAATCAGAAAAGTTAGTCTTAGTTCCTCCGGTCAGGAAATCTACCTTGAATATGGTTTCATCATCACAAAGAATTACCTCAACCATGGTTCCAGCACTTTGATTCTCGGAATCTTGATTCATTACACCAACGAAGGTAGCGGCTCCAGCAGCTCCAGCAACGACTTGACCACTACTCAACGACACCGGATCACCCTTTTTAAGATTTTGACTGGATCCAACCGGAAGCAACTTGATCCTAGCTACACCGGAAGTACCTCTCCATGCGAATTGGAACATAGAATTCACCTTCCTTTGTTTAATTTATTTTTTGTTGGCTTTGCGTTTAGCACGACGTTCACGCCACTGGTCAATATCTTTCGACTGCATCGCATCCCAATATTCCTGCGGATCCTCGCCTATTTTTTTAGCCATTGCCACTACTTCATCAGGAATCTTCTCACCAGATGTACCGAACGAGGATGACTCATCACCTTGAACCCTATCCTTACCGGCATTCTTTTGGCGTTCATTTTCTAATCTATGTTCTGTTTCTCTTGCTACTTGCTTCACCATTGACTGACCAGCCACAATCCAATATGCCTCCTTCAGTGGGATGTTACGCTCTTTAGCCTTCTGAATCACCTTATCCTGAAGGTCTTTGTCGTCAATTCCAGGATAGTCCTTCTTATTGATGACCATTTCCCTAAGTTCATCCCTCATCATTAGGCTCTCGTTTTGGGCTGAAAGGTGGGCTAATGCCTGAAGGACCATTGGGTCAACATTGAGTTTCTTCGCTTCACTCTGAATTTTCTTTTGATTTTCAATCTGGTCAATCTCATTCAATCTATGTTCCATCTGGTCGATAGATATTCCAGCCCTAGCAGCAATCTTCTCAACTATCTTCCTGTAGCGGTCGTCAGCAAGTCGTCCCTTAATCATGTTGCTAACGTCTTTTTTGGTATATAGGGGTTTATCGTCATCCCCATCATCATCGGACCCGGCGTCAGTCCGTCCTTTTTCTCCATCCTTATCGCCCGTGGATGAAGTCTTTTTCCCTTCATCTTGGTCCTGGTCTTCCTGAAGATTTTCATCCTCATCATCAACTTGGAAGCCGACCTTTTTCTTTTCTTCAGTCATTAAAATTACCTCCTTTGCATCTCATTAGAGATGAGAACATCCGTTTTACCCCGGAAGAGGGTTGATTTGCGAATCAAACTTCTCTACAATGAACCAATGCTGGGGGCCCACCAGGGCCGTGATACCCACAGAAGAAACAAGTCACGTAGGGCTTTTCTTTAACCGGAATACCAAATTCTGGGTCATTATAAATTCTAACTGGTGGATCACCAGGTTGCCTGTCGTAAGTACAGATTCTTTCACACTTCATGCATACGGGCATTGCAACCAAAGTCCTTTTAACATCAAAGAATCTTATTAATGGATTTTGCCTTGCATGTTTAAGATACTTTTCAGTTATCGGTTTTACCATTACGTCCTTCAACAACTTAAAGTGAATCTCTCTTGAATCGGATGATGTTTTATAATGTTTTTCAAGTCGCAATACTACCACCACCCAACCTTTCTGTTAGAGTCTGTAGAAACTCCGGCGGAATGTCTTCAGGTTGTGTTGACATCTGTGAGTCATTCACCGGAATATTACCATAATTATTAAACCCCTGATTCATAGCTTGCATCATGTGTGGAGGCATATTTCTTCCAGCAAATGTACCAATAGGATTAAGTGGGTCAATTATCGGGAACGAAAGCATTTGTTTAAGGAACATACGCCCCTCCTCTGTAGTTATAAGACCCTCCCGTTGGAGCTCAACCACAGCTTGATACAGGAAGGACTTATTATGAGGTAGCCCAGCACCAATTGATACAAACAAGTCAAATTCAGCTACTTTAGTTTCAATCTCCGTACCTTCTTCATTATATAAGGGAACAAGTGGAGTTTTAAATTCTCCTATAGGAAGTCCATATTCATCCAGCTTTTCCACCGGCTCGCCGGGTATAAGTTTTGGTATATTGTTAAGGTCAGAACCCCTGAACCACAGATATTGGTCTACTGGGCTATTAACTATCCTAAAGGCCATTTCTTTAGTCCAGTGTTCAGCTATCATGTCTACTACAAGTTCAAGAACCTGACTAAGACCAACCTGAAGCATTATCTTTTTGTGATTCAACCTACGGCTACCAGCTTCTTGTAGGGCTATTATAGCCGATGCAGCTCTTATTCCGCCTCCTGGCCTTCTACCCTCAAGTACGTCGGTTCTACCTGAGTATTCTTGAGCCTCAAGTTTGGCTTCTTGTCTTCTAGCTATGATACTGCTTGGTATATCTGGTGGCTGAACCATCCGCCATGCTTCAGGATCTCTGGCTGGAACTTTAAGACCTGGGCGGTTAGTCCACTTCTTTATATTAATACCAGAAGCTATCCCAACAACGATTTGAATGTTGCCCATCAACCGGGCATTCATGCGGATTTGGTCATCGAGTTCATTAATAAGGTCTTGTACTGGTTTAAGTAGTTCAATGTCACCCATACCCCAAACCATACTCTTACGAGCGTAGCAGGGAGTCATAACAAATGGATACTTGGCACTTTTGTAATAACTCTTATAACCCCTCTTCTTAACATCCCAATTACTATCATATAAAAGAACATCACCGGCTATACAGACAAGACGAAGATAAATTTCGCCGGTTCTATCATCAATTTCTTTAGTCCATCTTTCCAGTAACAAAGCCCTATCGTTGATTTCAGCCGAAACCGTAGCTGAATCATTACCAAAGGGGTCAATATTATATTGAACATGACCCTCTGGACGTACAGCTTTAGCTCTTTTACCGAACCTCTTCCTGAGTACCCACAGGGACTGATACGTTGCGTGGAATATAAATTCACAGTCTTGAAGTTGCCATGCCCTTTTTATCTTCGGGTCAGGGAAGAAATTCGACGGACAAACCGGCTCAATTATAGGAAGACCTCTACCTCTTAAAGCATTTGGATCAAACCATACCTTCCAAACCCCTGTACCAAACTTCAGGCGATTTCTTTCATGTTCATCCATCTTAAATATCATATAATTCTTTTGCCAAACCCACTCAAGTATTTTCTGTACGTCCCATGCGAAGAGGTGATCTGATGGCTCAACACCTTTAACTATTATATCTAATGGTTCATCAACAAGGTCTGCTATCTGTGATTCTATTACCGGCAATATAATATTATTTTCTGAGCCAGGGTCATCTTCGTCTTCAGGGGGATTGGCATTACCTAACCAGTAATCCTCGTATGTTGACCAATCGCTATGCAGTCCATCATTATCTTTAGCGAAATAAGCGGCTCTAAACTGAGCAATAGCTTCTTGAACCAATTCTGTTTCACTATAAGTATTGGGATTATCAATATAGTCCGAAGAAGGAATAGCCAAATTTTAACCTCCTTTCTTCTTCACTTCTTTTGGATCAACTGGGTCTAGGAGATCTTCTGGACTCTCATACTCTATATCACTTGGACCAGGGCCTCCATAACCAGACGATGGTGATGGAACTCTATAAGAGGGCGGCATCAACGAACCAGGATCCCAACTTCGCTTCCTTCCTATCTGAATTTTATCAGAGGAACCTTTACTTCTTTTTTCCTTTGGATATCCAAAGTAAGGAAGAACCATTGCAAGTCTTATACATGAGAATATTGTTATTACACCAGTAATAAATCCTCCCACAAAAGCTATTCCTATTTCCATCATCAACCTCCTCCTACACTGTATTACTATACTACTATATTATACAGGTCGTCCAAGTCCGGCTCGTAATCCTCATCGTCATAGATTGACGGGTGTATAAATGAATTAGGAGTTTCTATAGCCTTAGCAACCTTAATTCTACCAGGCTTAACAGCATCAAGGATGCCACCCTGTGGATTGCTCACCAAATTATACCCGCCTGCATCAATGAAGTGGTCATCCTTCTTCAACGGTCGTGTAGAATTATTTGGATCCCAACGGTATGCTTGAATCTCCTCAATAGCTTGTCTTGTCTCCGGCAACTTAAAAATGAAATACTTTCTTTTAAGGAAGTACAAATGCCAAGTGGATATTTTTAAATCCACATCATTTGAAACGGCGGGAAGAAGTGAAATTCCTTCGTCTCCGTACAATTGAGCCACAGATTTTTTATTTGGACCCCTGTTCCTAACAGACGGGTCTGCCCAAGCCCATTCTTGCTTGTCCCTGAATGGGCCTGGGGCCTTCATCCACTTTGCCACCTCACTGATGTCCGCTTCAGCCCGGTAAAATAAATCCACAAGGTAAACATTACCGGTTGCAGGGTCAATCCTGTGAATTGGTACAGCGGTAGGAACAGCTATTCCATGATCAAATCCCGCCTCTTGTGGCCAACTTGTTGGTATGTTAAATGGTTCAATAACATGGATTTTTGGATCAAATTCGGAAAAAATCTGCCCTTCAAATACCTCAAAAGAACCGTCCAGGAATCTACGAACCCAGGACTCTGGATGAGTAGCCCTTAACTCCTCTATATAACCCGGTGGAAGATTGTCACGGTTGGCTTCAGTCGGTACACTTATTCCCCAATGAGTCTCGGCCACATCAGGGCGTCGATTCTCATCAAAAAACCACTTCCATACCCAATCTTTTCCTCCAGAGTTAGTAGTTATAATTCCCCTATGGGGACCAGAATACCCACGAAGGCGAGCTTTAAGCATCAAAAACGTGGATTCTGGAACCTCTTGACCGTCAGGCTCATGCGCCTCATCTATCCAAAAGCCATCAACATCCAATGAACCTAATGGCCCAGGTTGGTCAAGGTGCATAAACAGAACTTCAGAATAGACATTAGGTTCATTAGTCTTTAAATAAAGGTGTTTCTTACTGTCATTCCAATGTTCTATCAGCTCTGTTGGACATAATTCAAACCACCTACGTTCAGTAGTCTCCTCAAGGGCTTTTGCGGTAAGTCGCCCGATTACATATAAACCACCAGGGAAGAACTGTGTCCATTTGAGGACTTCTCTACACCCTAATGTAGTCTTTCCAGCACCGACTCCGGATACCATTGCACGGTATCTCGAGGGATTTCTGTGAAACAAGGACTGATGTGGAAGTGGTATATAGGTTCCCAACGTCCTTGTTTTTTGCTTAACTTTTTGAATTTTATGATGTAACTTCTGGCCCCTTGACATCAGCCTCACCCACTTCATCCTGTGAGAAAATAACCTTAACTGGGGATTCTTTGTCTCCCCTAAGACTCATATTCACTTCCGAACGGGTTCTATCATGGAACTTCTCTGGTCTATAGGCTTTCAACATTGCCAACAGGAGAGAATCAGACTTATCTTTTGCCCTTTCAATGGCAATGACTTCAAGTGAATCCACAAACTCATCAAGCACCTTCTCAACTCTTTTATCAAATTTAGGAAATTCTTTCCTCCAACCACTAATCTTCGATGGAGTAAGCCCAACTTTCCGAGCCGCCTGAGAAATAACACCACAGGACTTTAACTCAATCAAGAACAATCTGCGGGCTTCCTTGGCCTCAGTTTTGTTCATCGTCTGACCGATTTTAAGAGGGTCAGTTCTCCAAGGAGGCATATCAGTATGATATGACCTACGTACTCCTCTTTTTTTACCCACCAATATCACCTCCTCAACTTGGGCCTATCCTGTGCAATTATATCCTCTAGCTTCTTGAGAAATTCTTGTACCTCATCCATATTCGCCCCTCTATCCTTCATGAGCTCTGGATAAGCCAGCCCAACATTCCTTATACGATACGGAGGAATTGAACCCACACTGGCTACTTGCCCCTGCTTTCTTATACTATCTTCGGCCAAATGACGAAAATCATCTGGGTTCTGCAGGAAGTCATTAAATAACTGCCTGCGAATCTTGTCAAATCTGTTTAAGTAATCCATTGAAAGAGGTGTTAACCCATCCTCCTTCAACTGCCTACGTGCTTGAGTTTGAGCCCAACTATGCATGAAGTCATCATCAGGACGAAACTTATTGGCATCTGCTCTTACATGGAAGACATAATCTCCATATTCACCAGCAATACCAGGTTCACTAGCTAAGTAAACCGCATCCGGCTGTTTTGGCATATTCCTTGGTTCATGATGCACCTTTTTCCACAGCTCATCAAATCTAGCCAAGTCCTCATCTGATGGGAGGGGCATGTAACCTTCCCCGGTATTGCCAAAAATCGCCTTCCTAAGCTTATTAAGCTCATCCCTCCACATAGCCTTACGATCATTTTCGGTTTGTATTCCGAGTTTGGCTACCTGCTCAGCTCCACGCCGATTACGACCGTGGAACATATCAATCAACTTCGGCCATACACCCCGGGTTTTATAGTAAACGGCCTCAACCGGCATGAACATAGTCAGGTCAATAGGCTCCCCGGAGTCCGTACCCTTAACTCCAACAAGGTCAGCAAGTCTCTTCAGCCACGGTTCGACATTCTCACTTAGCCACTCACCAGCTTCGGGAAACAGGGGTTCCTTACCGATATTAATCCTTTTGAGCCTATCCAGCAACTCCAAGTCTATCACCCCTCCCATATTAAATTAAAACCACAAACTTAAAACTTAAAGCCGACACTCCCTCAAGCCTTACCCGTACCGGCCAGTAATCTGGACCGGAGTGCGGTTAACGGGGGAGGAAAATCAGGTTCTTGGGCGATGATAACCCTCAGCACGTCAGGAGAGTGCCAGCTCGTTTAGCCCAACTCTCCTTACTCATATGCTCATACTCACCTTCAGCTTATCTGGGGCTTTTATCATCCGGGCATCACGAAGGGTGAGGAAAATGAGATTGGTAAGTGCAGAAACAGGCCCCTTGTAAGTTATAATCTTAGGCTGGTGATTCTGAACCGGAACTGATGCGGTAACTTCAACCTGCCCACGATTACTGTCCTCTCCGTGATCATACACCACAGAAAAAGAACACCCCATCTCAGCTAACTGGTACAGCATATCCTGTGGACTCACTCTTCTTCACCGTCCACACCTGAAATTCCAACCCCCTCCAGAAATTTGTGAATCTCATCAACATGCAGACAGAATCCCATATTGTCATAATCATTAAACTTAAACGTCGGCACTCCTATGAGATAACCGGCCTCATTAACACACGCACCCCCTGAATTACCAGGGTTTATTGCCGCATCGGTATGGAATGCCGGCCCGTCTGGTGTATCTATAGTCTCTCCCACAATTCCAAGTGACAGGTCTTCATCAAGACCAAGGGGAGAACCAATGACCAACACCGCTTCCCCTTTCTCCGGTCTAATCCTGGAAATGGGCATGTACGGATACAATTCATTACGTTTTGGAAGCTGAAGAAGAGCTAAGTCAGACCAACCACAGGCAGTAATCAATTCAGCATCCCCAAACTCCGAAATGAGTACCTTATCATAATTATAGTCATCATTCCTCACTACATGGTGATTGGTAAGAACTAAGCCATGTGGGGTAATTATTGTACCCGATCCAATTTGTCCGAAATCATCGGAAAACAACTTCACCACAGGCGGGAGAATTTTTGGCAGTATGTCCCTAAACTGCCCATCCCTCTTAGACAGCTTATATAACACACATGCCAATTCCAACCTCTGTGGTGTGGGATTCCACAGTCCACCATATCCGACCATAAGTCCTGAAGAAACAACATACCTCACAGCCGGTAAAGCCCAGTCAGGAATCTGTTTATGGTCCTTGTACTGTTCCAAAGGCATTGCCTGAGCCATTTTAATCATTCGATTTAAGCCCTCCTTATTAATTAAAATGAATTTCCTAATTCTGAAGATACCACAGGTATAATCCATGTCAAGGTCCGACCCTTGGGCCCTACTGCCGTGCCGGGTTCATTACTGGAAAAAACTGGAAATTCCATAGAAAAACCCACAAGAAAAATAATGGGTGGGGGTTTAGGTATATGTGGATGTAGGTGTGGATGTGTGTGAACAACTGTGTGTGTGAATGTGGGTTGCATGGCTGTTTGGCATGGTCACACCGGAATGTCGGGGTCTGGTATGGCCTGGGGGTAATTTTTTTTTGGAAATTTCCAAAATACCGTTGACAGGATATGGACTTATCCTTATACTTAAATTAGATAAAGCTAAGACATGCCAGGATACACAGACAAAACGGCGGAAAGGAGAGAAGAACAGGCCAAGTACAATAAGGCCAAGTCGTTACATTGGACATTGAAAACTGAATATAGAAAAGAAGGAAAGGAGAAGACTGTCCTATGTCAAAGGTCAAGTCTAAAAAACTGTCTTCAAAGGACAAAAAACGTCTGGACAAAATGCCTTCTGAAAAGGACAAGACCTTAAAAGTCATTAAAGAAATGCAGGAAAAGGCCAAGTCTAGTAAGAAGGCAAAAGCTACTAGAGAGGAAATAGAAAGTATTCTCTCTATAGCAGAGAAGTCCAGCAAAAAGGCAAAGAACGAAGTAAAGGACAAAGCAAAGGACAAGGCTAGGTCTAAAGACAAGGCTAAGTCCTATTCAGCAAAGGACATAAAAGTATTATTTGACGAATACGACTTTCCAGCGGTAATTACCACGCGAGAATTAACCAGGCTAATACAGGAAGAGACAGGATACATTCTAGGACAAGACCTGACGGCAGGTAGCAAGAATCTAAGAAGGTATCTAAGGACATTAGACAGTTATAACGACGGTGAAATAACTTACTATAGGTGGAATGTCAAAGATACTGAAGACCTAGCGGAAATAGCTGACATACTAGACTATTACTCAACAAAAGCAAGCAGAATTGGATAAGTCCTTCAGGCAGGCCGGTTAAAAACCGGCCTGCCTTAAAAAAAACAAAAACGAAAGGAGAAAAAAACAATGGGAAAACTGGAAAAGGAAAAGGTAAAAAAGGACAAGGCCAAGATTGAAGAGAAAAACGAGAAAGTCTCTAAAAAGGCCAAAACTGAATACAATATCGAAGACCTGG